TCATCACACCAATCTCTATGATTGTTGCCTGTTGTTTCTTGGGTTCAAAATAGCCCTGATAGAATGGCAGATATGAATGGTTGTGTCCTTTGTCGCAAAAGCGAAACACCATCTCGCCACCCAGGGGTATGGCAAGTTCTTCTAGTAATTTTTCGTAAGTTTCTAATAGGGTCATTTTAAGCATCCGGTGAGTAAGAGCGTTTCCACGCTGGCTTGGTAGATTCATCTCTACGCACATAACGATCTCGCTGTGCTGCCATGCGTTGTTGGGGTGAGCGATTGTCCCAGGGTTCTGCCAACCCATTGAGACATCCCAGTATAGCATATCTTGCTGAATCAATACAGTCATCTGGGTCAGAGAACCTGCCTTGGCTGTCCACATAGTAGTTCTGTGCTTCACGCAGGAAGTCCACACAGTTCTCGTTGACCATTAGGCTGCCCACTTCCAGCATCTGACGCATTTGGTTTATGCCATAGCTTTTGTGATTGGTCACACGGCCTTCTGAGTCAGGCGGATTCATAATGGCCTTGCTATACACATTGAGTTCGTATGATTCGAATAGTTCTCTTATGGAACTGGCACTCATGGTGTATCTGCCAGCAGTTGATGCGTCAGCAGGTAGAACAATAGGAGTGCCAAACACTTCAGGACGAAGTAAATGGTTGATATACTGTGTGGGCACAGCCTCTTCAATGCCCTGCACCAAGATCTGTTTGTGTAGATATGCTGTGCGTTCATAAGGATCCCAGTACATGAGTGTGATAACTGTCTTGTCGTTGACCAAGCCTAAGTCCAAGGCAATGATTCTATGTATGTTGGGCAGGCTGCGGAAGTCAATCTCTGACGGCCGGTAGGTGGGCCATTCACGTACCTGGAACACAGCACCTTTGCCCTGAATGGGCTTGCCCTGCATACGTGCTTCACGCTCGTGTGGTAGGTAGTCGCGTTCCAGTTGATCTCTTGTGCTTTGTAGTAGGAATGGTTCGCCCCAGGGATCATATTCAGGCACATCATCCCAGGCCACACGCACATAGTCATAGCCTTCTTCTCTATTCCAGAACTTTGATACCAAGCCATTGAGACCCTTGAGTGGTGTGAATGAACACATGACCATGCCCTGTGTGGTGGCGGTACGTGTGACTATCTCAGAGAAGAAGTCATCTGGTGGCTGTTCATCAAACACCGCAAGGTTCAGTTTGAAACCCTGTAGTTGTCGCACCTCTTGTGTGTAGTTGGCAAACAACAGGTAGCTTTTTGATCCTGTCACATGGCGTATCTCAGCACCAATACAATTGGCTCCATCACCGCGCATGGTATCAACCACAATGCAGTCTCGGGGTATGGCTCCTGTGCCCAGTTGATCACGCAGTTTTACATCTGGTGTGCCCAGCAACTCTTGTTGTAGCACCAGCGCAACCTGACTCCAGCCTTCACCTGCCACCATAACTGTAATACTCTTGTCGAATCTGTGTCCCTGCCACCAGTCTGGATACAAGCCTGTGAGATGGTAGGCTGTTTCATAACAGGTGCTCACTGTTTTACCAATCCTGTTGGCAGCAAGAATGCCTCTACGATCTGTAGTGGTGGTAAAGAACTTCTTTTGGTGTTCAAAAGGTCTAAAGTATTTGAGACCATTGTAGCGCATGTCATCAGCCACAGCAATCACCAGTTCTTGCAGGTGCTGCTGTGTGTTGGTGGGCATGGTGTGCCAGGCTTCTGGTGCTATGTCGTGTTGGTCCAGCACCCAGCGCAGGGCTCTACGCATGAGGATCACAGGATCAAGCATAGTTGGTTATGACCACTTCCTGCCCGCGTGTTTTGTTGCGTCGGCTTGAACTTTGTTTGCTGATTGAGTAGGTGTGCCAGGTGTATTGATCACGCGGGAACCATTGATTGAGTTCATCAAATTCATAATAACTCAATGCCCAACGACCCTGGCACTGCTTTAACTTTGTGGCCAGGGCCTTGTGGTCGTCACGTCCAAAGGCGTGTGTGTAGTAGTGCTCTTTGGAATAGTAAGGTGGATCACAATAGAAAAAGGTGTCAGGTGAGTCCAGTTGATCAATGAGTTCACAGCAATCCAGGTTTGTTACACGATCAATGCCGCCAAGACTGCGCAAGGTTGGTGCGTGTTGTAGTTTCTTGATTAGAGGATTGATGGTATGGATGCTGTCAAAATACACACTTGAGTTCAGTCCCAGAGTGTTGCCAGAGAAACTCTGAACCTCAATGTAAAGGTATTTGGCTGCTGTGATTAGACTCAATGGTTCTGGATTGCTACCAAAGATGTCTTGCTGGAACTGTCGATACAACTGGGCATCTTGCTGTGGCCAGGCTTCAAGTTGTGCCAGCACAGCCCCAGGGTCAGTGCTGAACCATTGGAAGATGTTGGCCAGGTGTGGATTGGCGTCATTGTAAACACGATGGTGTGCTCGTTGACTGGCCTGGCTACGCACAGTGACCCAGCCTGCTCCACCAAACACATCTACAAATGTGTGTACGGGGTCAAGTGGAAATATGCGATCCAGGTGCCGTATGTGATGTGCCTTGCCGCCTATGTATGGAAACATTATTCAGGATCTGGTAAGCGCCAGTCTCTACGCACTTCATTTAGATTTTTGAGTGCGTGGCTTAGAGCAAAGATTTCATCTGCTGAGGCTGGCCAGGAGTCAGGGTGATCCAGCACAAAGCCATGAGGCTTGGTTAGACAGCCTTGCAGCCGTTCAGAGATCAGTCGCATGTGATGTTCAATCTGATTGGGAAAGCGTTGTGTAAACGCTTCACGATTCACAGCATTGACCTTTTGTAGGATCTTGGTATCATCCACTGCTCGGGCCTGTTGGGCAGCGTGGATCATACCATCACGAACTTGTGGTGTGGGATTACTCATCTAGTTCCCAGGGGTTGATGGCTGCCTTGTGATCCAGGCTAATGAAGTCACGATCCACATAACGCACCCATTGATTGGTTGTGTTGTAACGGAAGGTCTGCATCATGGCTCGCAAGCGTCGTCCAATAGGAGTCAGTGTGCCATCAGTGCGTTGCACAATTTGTTCACCTGTGCGCGGATCTACCCACTTGATAATCTCAGGACGAACCTTGCCCCACTTGTCAATTTTTTCACCATAAGGGCGTGGCTCAATGGGTCCAATCACTTCATAGGTGATCATGCCATTCTTGTACTTCTTAAACGTGCAGTGCATCTTGCGACCTTGTGAGTGATATTCACTATCCGAGTGTGGCACAAACGCAGTGAAGAATTCATTTTGAATCTGATCACGACCTGGGATTGAAGCATCCTTGGGAGGCAGAGTTTTCAGAGGCTCTTCAGGCACAAGGTCAGTCTTGTCCAGGTAAGGATTGTCTCGTCCAATATACTTCTCTTCCACGTTCACACCGTTGAGTGTGTCCATGGCTATTTGATATTTGAGTTTGTTGGCACGACCTTTAAGGTTCAGCACAATGCCTGTTTCGTCGTACACAAAGCGTTCAAGGTCCTTGGCTGTGGGAAAGTCAGTCATTAGACCTTCGATATCGAACTCACGATCAACAGGTGCGGGCTCTGATGGCTTCTTGACTCGGGTGGGTCGGGCTTCTGGTTCAGAGGGCACTGCAGGTTCTACAGCGTCATCCCAGATGTTTTCTGCGGGGGTGGGTTTAGGTTTGTTGTTCATATCTTTTCCTTGTCAGAACATAAACTTGAGCACACCCTTGTGTGCCCAAGTGGGGGTTAATCAATAACCGGAACTGGCGCCTAGCGCACCCTTGCGGGCTGCTGCTGACTTCTGTTGTCGGCCAGCGTTGCCTTTGGTAGGACCACGACCAACATTGACCTTGGGCTTGAGTGGCTCCACTGCTGGATCTCTTACTGATCTCATTAGTTCGCCACGGCGTGCCACAGCGTCTGTTACCATATCAGCCAGGGCAGATTTCTCTGATCCTGACTTGGCCTTCTCGCTCATGAAGTCAGCACGTTTTGACCCTGTGTTGGTGTTGCCTGTTGTGGGGCCACGTTTCTGATTGATGCTCTTGGCATTCATATTGGTTGTTGATGTTCTCATTATACTACTCCGGGTGTGATGAATACGTTGCCAGTGGCTGAATCACCTGCCACTGACACATAAAGGTTGCCTGACACATAAGGCACTTGTGGCAGTCGAATCATTGCTGTGCTTGATGGACCAATCACAACACCGACACCATTGGCACCTGATGTGGGGATACTGGCATTGGTGTCCAGTGCGTCAAATGAAGTGTTGACCACAACCACATTGGCTGTGTCCACGTTCACACAGTAAAGCACATTGGGCAAGCCTGCTGAACCTGGTGTGATGGTGATGGCAGTGTCAGTTGAATCATCTGCGTAGGCAGCAATGATTGAAGGACCCACGGGGGAAAATGGTATACTCATAGTCTATCTCTTAGTATTGGCTCTTGGGGCCGTAGTTGATGCCGCCAGTTGAACCAGCAGCCACTGGACGTGAGCCTTTGGTAACTGCACCATAGCTTGTGCCACCACCTTGACCAATGCGGATTGAATCAGGATTGGAAGGCTTCTTCACAGCAGTCATTCCGGAACCACGCACTTGTGCTCCACGGTTGATGTTGTCACGCACTGAGCCTTGCTTGGGCAGGCTTGGTACTGCACTTACAGGAGCACGAGAGTGTGCGTCTTTGGTAACTGAGGCACCAAGGTTCTTGGGCGTGTCGCACATGCCGTTGTTGCCCACTGTGGGTCCACGACCTTTGTTCACAAGCCTGCCATCATTAAGATGACCGCTCCATTTGTTCACATGCACACCAGCACGTACACGGCCAGTGGTTTCACGTTCAGCACCGTCAAACTTGAGTGTGGTATCACTCTGTGTTTTTGAATTGGGTTTCATTTAGTTTTTCCTTTTGACTTCGAAGTCTTTGTTGTACCAGCCGCACGTTTTGTAGCATAGGCAATGGCCACGGCTTGCTTGGTGGGCTTACCGGCAGCTACTTCCTTTTTAATGTTTTCCTTGAAGGCCTTCATGGATTGTGATTTGATCAGTGGCATAGTACGATTATTTAGTTGAGGTGGCAATTTCGTTAAGTTTGGCTAGTGCTTCTCTGAATGCTGCTTGCTTGTGTTCCAGTTGCTGTGGATCTTCTGAGTGTTCTACGTTGACTCGATCTCCTACTACTTTGCCCAGAAACATCTTTTCGTATTGTAGACGAGTATTACGGTCGTTGTTTTCTATGCTTTCTGCATAGCCTTGTGCTATGAGATCTTCTAGATTTTCACCTGTGTGGCTGTACACGCTGGTCAATATGCTTTGTATAGATATCTTGTTGGTACTGCCTGCTGGTCTGCCTGCTCCTGGTCTACGTCCTCCAGCACGGCTTTTGGGTATGCTTTGCACCAGTTGATCAGCACCTGGTCCCTGAGCAGCGTCGTTAATGCGTTTGGCGTTGAGCTTTTGTTTTAGCTTTAGGCGTGCTCGTTCCACCACAGCGTAGTTTCGATTCAGTTGTGTCTGTGTTATGCCCAGGCTTTTTACTATCTCATCGTCCGTGAGAAGACTGGTTGCGGCTCGCTCAAGTTCTTGTTGTAGTTGTTGTGCGTCCATTTAGGTTCCTGTGGGCAGATCAAATAGTTCTGTCATGTTGTTGTGTAGGGCCTGATCACGGTCGAAAGGTTCTGGATTGGCCAAGTCATCCCACAGCACACCATCACTCTCTCTCACTGCCTGTAGGCCTGTTAGCTCTTGCCAGCGTCGTATGGTCACGTCCACAAACTTGGGCTCCAGTTCCACACAGCGAGCACAGCGACCTGATATCTCTGCTGCCATCAAGGTTGATCCTGATCCTGAGAAGCCATCGTACACTATGTCATTAACCTGACTGCTGTTGATCATGTGATACTCTATCAGTTTCACTGGTTTGACTGTGGGATGTAGCCTGGCTGTTTTGCGTGGCTCTTTTTTGAACTCTTGATAGTTGGTGTCAAAGTCTCGAATAATCTTGATCAATTGTGCGGGTGTTTTCTTTTCTAGATCGTCTAGGTCAAATGCGTTGGGATGCATCTTGTGGCCGTACCAGGAGTGTTCTGCTCCTGACTTCCAGCCGTAGATAATGGGCTCGTAGTATTTGGCGTAGTCTGTAAGCCAGGTGCTGGCGTTGTTCTTGCGCCAGATCAGAGTGTCTGCTATGTGTACGTTGTTCTTTTCCAGCACTTGTTTGAACTGATGATTGTATCTAATGTCATGACACCAGTACAGGCTGGCTCCAGGTTTTACGTAAGGCATCACTGCTCGGAGATGTGCGTCCAGGAATGCGTCTAGTTTTTCGCCACTCAATGAGTCGTTGGCGATAAGATGATTGGTGAGTTCTCTATACTCTTTGGAGTGATTGATACCATTGGGCGTCTGGTATGCCACACCGTAAGGAGCGTCTTCCCACACTAGATCAATCTTTTCTGTGCCTAACAGTGCTGCCACTGTGTCCGCGGCGGTTGAGTCGCCGTTCACTATGCGATGGCGACCCAGGACCCATACATCGCCTGACTCACTATAGGTTTCGGGCGTGAGTACATCGCGCACCTGATCCAGTAAGTCGTGATCACTGCTGAACAGGCGGTTGAGTTCGCTTTCTGAGAATCCCGACTGATAACTCACATCTTGAATGGTTATACCGTCCAGCATTTCCTGAAGTTCTTCCATCAGCAGATTGTTGTCCCACTGTGCGTTTTCGTTGCTACGGTTGTCCATAAGTCTGTAGGCTCGCACCTGTTCGTCTGTAAGTGTGTCCGCCACAATCACTGGCACTTGGGTGAGGTTTAGTTTGTGTGCCGCACGATATCGCGTGTGTCCTACCACTATCACATGGTCTCGGTCCACCACGATGGGCTGTTGGAATCCATACTGCTCGATTGAGTTGGCCACTGTGGCCACAGCACGATCATTCTTACGCGGGTTTTTGGCGTAGGGTTTGATGTCGTTGATGGGTGTCATTACTATGTTCATATCTTTTCCTATCTGATTATTTCTGATTGTTATTCATATTTAGCGACTGCGCAAATACAATGGGTTTTGGCATGGGAGTTGCTAATTTTGCGTCAGCATAGATTTTGAGTTGCAACATAAACCACTGCTGACATTCCGCTTCCTTTAGTCCTGACCGTTCTGCTATAAGTGCTAACCGTGCCATGGCTGCTTGCACTTCTATGGGATGTTTGAGTTCATGTGCTTGAGCAAGCTCTGCGCCAAACTCCCCGTCAGTTATCATCCACATGTCATCGCCTGCTCTAAACATCACTGGCCGGGTCTTCTCAGGTGTGTCAATCAGACGACCGCCCCACCGCTTGATCTCTGCTATTTCCTTGGCACGTAGTCTTGCTTGTCCCATTGTGTGTTTCCTTTGGTTATATATGATTGTATTGGATTATCAGGGTTGTTAAATATGTCTATGAGACAGACCCGCACTACCTACAGACGCCTTAAATCTGGTTGGCAACAGAGCGTGAGCCTTACTGTTCCCTTGGATCTGGAGGTTCAACAGTTCTTACACACCTGGCGGCCACTTATTTTTTCTTCTTGTCGCGCTGTGCCTGACGCCACTGACGCATACGCATCTTGCGATACTGAGCAAAACTCTGACTGCGATCCAAACCCTGTGCTATAAACTCCTCGTGCCAGCGAGCAGTGGTGACCACACTGGGTGAGTGGCGTCGCTGTTCCCAAACAGCGTGATTGATGCTTCTTGCGGTGTCGTTTAGTCGTTGTGTCATCGGAATGCTCCTGGTTGAGTTAAGGGTAAATCATCTATTCTGGGACTGCGGCGATTGAACACCAGGTGTCCGTGTATGCCTGTGGAGTGATACACTCGTGTTTGTTGCTCGCTCATGTCATGATCCATTGGTATGATCAACTGCTCGCCTTCGATGTACATGGTGACTGCGTTAATCTTGCCCTCACGCAGGTGGGCCAACACCAGGGTGTCCTGTATCCAGGCTCTGCGAGCACCACGCTGATGTGCTCGACCCAGACACGCTGATCTATCCTGGTTGGTGTGTAGCACTTGTTTGACACCTGCTAGATACTCACAGAAGAACTCTGAATCATCTGCCAGGGGTCGCACTTCACGCAGGCGATCATAGCGTTTGAGTTCTGCTGTGATCTGCAGTGTGCGTGCCTGGGCAACCCATTCTGGACGCTGTAGTGAGATACCAATCTTTACACCTTTCACACTGCGCACGTGATGCACACTGATGCCTGACCAGCGAGTATATAGTTCTCGCGGGCTAATAACATTACCCTCCTCTGCCCCTTGACTTCCCGGCGACGACGTCGCTGACTCAAGGGAGATTTTGTCAGAGACAAATGCCACGGGAGCAGAGGCTTGCCTCTGGGCCAGTAGGCTGGTCTCTTTAGAGACCATATCCCCGATACTATCTTCGCTCTCAAGCGAGATATATTGTTTTATATTTTTATTTTTATATTGTTCTCGCGAGCGAGTATATAGTTCTCGCGGAGTATCATTGCTGTTTGTCATAGATTACGACCCTTTCATAGTGTAGTATATATGACAATCGCACAGAAAGCAATAGTTTCTGGCAGCGAAGTAGTGATCAGTTTTGCCTGTGTTTGTGTGGGTTCTACGCCACTGGTACTAAATACAACGTCGGCAGTGAGGAACTTGGTGTCAATCGCGACGCTGAGTTTAAACGCAGAGCAAGATTGGTGCTCCATCTATCCTAAAGGTAAAGTGTTAGGGTCAGATCCTTTCAAGTTTGAAAGATTACTATCGCCATGGTAACCTGTCATCCAATCCCTGACTGCCGACACCTTTATTGATATGACCTATTATTTGTTGAGCATTGACGCCTGGCCAGACTTTTGGGATTTGAACATTCCAGACACAGCCTGGCACAGCCTGGGCCAAAATCAGGACCTTGACACCTTGATAGAATTCACAGATCCCAAGTGGAACACTGTGATACACCACGCCGCACCAGACTTTTTGACCCCCATATGGATACAACCCGACGCCCTGTAGGCCGCCCTCGAGGTGCTGCCACCACTCAATGGTTCTCTGGACCAGACCCTGAACATCATAGAATGTATATTGCTTTTGGCTATCATCGTGTGACTTCACGCCTGCGTGGAGACGACTGGCAGTTGACCTGGGAGCAATGGCGTGATGCTTGGCTGCCGTACTGGGCCAATCGTGGACGTGCTGCCACGTGCTTGTGTATGACTCGTCGGGACATTGAGGGTTCTTGGACCGTGAACAACATAGAAATAATCACACGTAGGCTACACGGACAACGCATCCGGGAACATTACCAGTGATCAATTGGAGACCAGCACACGGCGGTGATGTGCCAGACATTGTGCGAATGGCACAGGATCACTTTGAGTCAGAGATTGACCAAATCTTCACACCAGACCCCATTGCCTACAGCCGCAACATCACTGTGGCTGTGGTACAACAGTTCTATTCACCCCTGTCACAATTGATCAGTGTTGCACGAACAGAGCAAGATCAACTGGTTGCCTACACCTGGGCAGAACGCAATCAACGAGCACCTTGGTCGGATGATGAGATGGTAGTGATCAAAATGGCACACGTGGATTTGGCACTGAGTACAAGAACAAGAATCCGACTGATTCAAGACATGATTGATCTTTGGGAAACCTGGGCTGCGTTGTGTGGGGTGCCTGTCATATGCTCCAGCACTGTGCGTGGAGATCAGGCAGCGTTTTTACGTATACACGCTGGTCGCGGATATGATGTGCGTGGCTCATACGCATATCGACGCCTGAAATAAAACAACCACAGATCTTGTGGTTTTATTTTGTGTTCCTGCTACCCAGGGTGCTGGACTGACATTTTGCGATCAAAACCCTGGCACAGCGGCACCGCTTGGCGGGCTTTTTTCAAGGTTTTTGGAATCAGTCCAAGGTAGAATTCAGCATCCAGATTGACTTGGCAATGTCCAAAATTTGATCTTGTGCGTAGTTGCTTATTTCCGCGTGACCTTCTTCGTCAGCCACTGCCATGAGTTCTTCATAGCAGCCTTTGAGCTGTTCCAAATCATCACGAACCGAGTTGAGTAATTCATCTGCGTCTCCTTCTATGTCAGAATCTGATATCTCGCTGCAGGTCAACACTTCTGTAATGCTCACCGGCATAAACGCATTTAGAGTACGCAGGAGTTCTGCAAGCACATCAATCTGTGCTTGACGTCGTTCATACACACCCTGTAGCAGTTTGTGATCTGATCGAAAGTTGCGACCCATGATGTTCACATGTGCTGTGTGGCTGCGATAGTATGTGACAAAATTGTCACAGAATACTTGGTTTAGTTGTTCTTTGGTGGTCATTGTTGTGGTCTTTGTAAAACTCGTTTGGCAGCTTCTTGTCTGATCATTTCATCAATACTCAAATAATTAGCCATTGCTGAGCCAGCACCCAACACACCGGGCACAACGCCTGTGACAGCACCAATTGTGCCTTGTGCACCAGGAACCAAGGATATACCAGGTGCGTTGATGGCCGCAGTGCGGAATGTCTGTGCGCCTTGCTGTGCTCCGGCTCCGTAGTTTTCAGATCTAGCACCACCCAAGGCAGCAGCACCTGCTTGAGCACCCATAATACCTGTGCCTACGCCTGCTGTACGTTGTGCTATATTTTTAACTGTTTGACCAAATCCAGGCACTGCTTGTGCGGCTTGTGCCGCTGCACGGTTGGCGTCGTCTGACCTGCTTAGGGCATTAAAAGTATCCATTTTATTTGGACCTGAAGTCATCAAACGTTTAACCCCGGCTTGTCCAACTTTGGCAGCCAGTCTGTAAGGATTTATAAGTCCAGCCACATCACCTGCTGTGGTGGCCATGGGATATTGTTCACGCACAGCATCAATGTAGTTGCCGCCGCCCATGGCTCGGGCTGCTATTTCAGGCACACCAAATAGTGCGCTATTGGCTGCACTTGCCATGCCAGGCACCACAGGACCCAGTTGTGGTACACTGGCATACTGTTGTGATTGTGCAGGTGCTGTTTGACGCTTGAGGTTTTGTGATTGTAGTTTCTGTTCAATTTCTTGTTCAGAGGCATCATCATCAAACAGTGCTGTGCGACCGTCTTCCAGTATAATTTCTTTGGCCATTATTGGTTACTCCTAAAGTCCACTACACCGCCGCCGCGTTTGATAGCTTCCAGTCGAGGCACCAAGTCTTGATAAATCTTGTCACCAATGGTGTCATCAAATCGGCTGCGAAGCAAGGCAGGATTCTGTGTGGGATCAGCATTTGCCAAATAACGAGCAAAGCGTTGGTTATACAGAATCTGTGCTCGAGCAACTTCGACCTGTGCTCTAGCAGCTTGTGGAGTGTTACGCAAGTTTGCTGCCAAAGCATCAATAACTCGTTGGCTTTCACGTTCAGTGTTCAACTGAGCTGCTGTGAGTCCACTTTGTGTAATGCCAGCCACTTCTAGCTTGCGTAGATCATTGACCAGGCTCTGAAACTCTGTTTTGTCTTGAGGTCTAATACGTGCAGCATTGCTTAGGTCTTCTAGACGTTTTTGTTTTTCTGAGTCTTGTGCTACCACAAACGCAGTAAATGCTGGTGATTGTAACGAGTTAGCAAAGTCTGGACGCTGTTCCAGTGTTCTACTAATTCTATCAATAGTGCTCAACAACTGTGGTGCGCTGGCAGAAGCAGCGGCTGCGTCAGACGCTGCTTTGGTGTTGAGTTTGATAAACTCTCTTGGTATAGATTCACCAGTTTGTATGCGTTCTTTGGCCGCAGCTTCGTTGGTACGCATTGCGCTTTCTCTTGCTCCTGGAGTGCCACCTGGCACCACACTCAGTCGCACACCACCACCTGGGGCTGCCTGAGCAGTGACAGGAGCAGGTGCTCGTTGTGTTTGTGCTTGTGCTGGTGCTTGTGCTTGACCTGCAGGTGCACCAGGTGCGGCTGCTGGTGCTTGAGCAGCACCTGTTGGTGCCGCAGCCACGTTTGGTCTAGGAGCACCGCCACGAATTCGTGCTTTGTAGTCTTCTGGCAACGGACCAAATCTGGCTTCTGATTCACCAAAGATCTTTTCAATTTCAGTGGCTGATGCAGTAGGACCAGCAAATGCCAATTTGTTTTGTAGTTCTTGTAGTTGTCTTGAACTTTGATCAGCCAAGGTGCCTTGCACACCTGTTTGTCGTAGTGCTGCACTTTCTGTACCAGATGCAATTCTGCCACTGCCAACTTCTTTGTAAACAGGAGTTTGTCCTGGTCTGCGTTCTAGCACATATGTGCCTTTGACTGTGCCGCTTGGATCCATGTACACTTGTGCGCCTTGTTCAGCACCTTTGAGTGTGGTCATTTGAGCCGCTGCTGCCACAAGTTCTTTCTTACTCAGAGGTTCAAGTGTTTGAGCATTGTAGCCTTCCATGGCCTTGCCATCAGCCCGCATTTTGATTTCAACAGGCACACCATTTAGATTGATAGATTGAAACTTTGCGCCAATGCCCAGTTTGGCATCTTCTGCTGCCATAGCACCTTGCATGTTCAGCAGGCCAAATATCACACGTTTGGTCCAGGAGCCTTCTTCATCTGACTTGCGTAGTTCTCGCTGCACTTCATTGGGCGTCATGGTTTTGACTTTGTTTTCAGCCTCAACTTGTTCAGTTTCTGCTTTCAACTGACGGCTGGCTTCACGACCAGCCATTCGTCTCAATTCTGGTGGTTGATTTTTGTCGTTGTAAATTTGCAACAGTTTTGCAGTGTCGCCCACAGCAGAAGTAAACATTGCTATAGGATCTGTAGCAGGTGGTTGTTCAGGTTGTTGTGGTTGTTGTGGCGCAAATTGTGCTTGTCCTACTGTTTGCGCTTCTTCTCCTTGACCAGGACCTGTGTATGGTTGTGCTGGTGCTGTTGGCATTTGTGCTGGACCAGCAACTTGCACTCCTGGACCTGGCTGCGGCAGTTGAGGCATCTCTGGCGCGGCCGCAGGTTGTGCTTGTTCAGGCGGAATTACAGGTTGTTGTTGTTCAACAACTTGTTGTTGTTGTGCCTGTTGTGCTTCGCGTTGTTGTTGTTCAGCAGCAGCTTGTTGCTGTGCCATCTGTTCTGGACTTACTGCGCCAGGCATGGTGAGTGTGGGTGTCAGAGGATTTTCTGCTGACAGGTCACGTGCATTGCCTTCAATCTTCATGCGTTGCTCACCTGACACAGGATCGTATGTGATTGTTTGTTTTATAGGTTCTGGCTCAGGTGCAACAGCGCCAGCAACAGGAACACCTGCTTGTTCAACCATGGGTGGTGCAGGTGTTTGTATTTTTGCCAAACGAGCAGCATCATCAGCAGCCAGTTGTTCTTGTTCTCGACGTCGGCGTTCTTCTTCTTCGTCAGCACCGTAATAATTGGTGTTAGGTGTGTAGTTGTACATGGCCATAGATAATCCTTATTGGAACTTGGCACCAAAATTGTAACTTGATCCAGATTTGTTTTCGCCCACTGGTCCAAGATTATAACTGGCAGCAGGAGCTCCAAAGATTACTGAAGCATACTTGTTGAAAAGATCTTGTGGAACCATTGAGGCACCCACAACTTGACCAGCAGCACCAAGTCCTTGACCCAAGCCACCTTGACCCAGTTGTGCCAGTGTTGATCCAACTCCGGCTCGTTGTGCCGCAATATCTCGTTGAATTTGTGCGGCTGTTTGTGCCTGCAATGCAGCGTTTTGACCTGCCAGTTGTTGTCCAGCAAGTGCTTGACGGGCTGATCCTAGGTTACCAGAACCACCAAACTGTGCTTCTTGTTGAGCTATGTTTTGCATGTATTGTTGCTGTGCTGGCCCCATGGCTGCTGAAATTTGATTGCGTTCATATTCTGGTGTGAACAGACTTTGTAATCCAGCAACACCTGTTCGCAAGGCTGATTCGCCTGTTTCTCCCAGTGTTTGTTGTGCTTGACGACCGTAGCCAGCCAAGTTTTGTGCTGCATTAGTTACACCTGGCGATCCTTGTTCATACAAACTGGTTGCGCCTTTTACAGCCTGTTGGTATGTAGGAGCAATAGTTTCTGTAAAGAAACGATTTTGTGCATCTATTTGTTGACGTTGTTCTGGAGTCAATTCAGGTGTAGTAACCTGAGTGCCTCCGCTTTTTCCAAAACTCATTGTGTATCTCCTAGCGATTTAATATTTAGTTGGTTCATGTTTTTAGTCCTTTAACAGCATCATCTAGGCACCACAGGCCCTGTGACTTGTTGATCTGCATAGTATTTTGCAAGATCTTCAGGGGTGTACATCTTTTGCAGTCCCCATGGCGTGACAGGTGCAGGCACCTGATTGTACAAGGCTTGATCAAACGTGGGCCCTGGTTGATATGGTCGAGGTCCATAATAGAACTTGCTCTGCACTTGATTTGTGTTTTGATAATAAGGTTCTGGAGCAATGAATCCTGGATTCAAGCCTGGCAGTTTTAGGTCTGGCAAAGTCTTGAATGGCAGTGGTGTAAATGGTGTTGGAGTCCAAGGATCTGTAGGAATAATTGGTGTTATAGGTATCACCACATTGCCTGTAACACTGGTATTGCCAGTGGTATTACCTGTGACGTTGCCTGTGACATTGCCAGTGGTATTACCTGTGATGTTGCCTGTGACATTGCCAAGGGTATTGCCTGTAATGTTTCCTGTGACATTGCCTGTGGTATTACCTGTGATATTGCCTGTGACATTGCCAGTGGTATTGCCTGTGCCACCAATATTTCCAATATTAGCGTTGCCATTGCCACCTGTTCCAATGATAATCACATTACCAGTGTTACCAGTAGTGTTTCCTATAGTTGTAACATTTGCATTGCCGCCAGCAGTATTTCCTGTAATTATAACATTGGCATTGCCACCTGTTGTGCTTGTGTTACCAATTATTGACACGTTGCTGCCACCTGTTGTACCTGTGTTGCCACCTGGAATAATTGGAGTCAGCACAGTTGTAATTGTGTTACCTGTTCCGGTTGTGTTGCCTACAACAACTGCATTGCCGCCTGTGCCACCTGTGTTACCTACAACAACTGCATTGCCACCTGTGCCACCTGTGTTACCTACAACAACTGCATTGCCACTGGTTCCGCCTGTGTTTCCACCTGTTGCGGTGTTACCAGTTGTGCCACCAACAACACCACCAATGACAGTAGTACCTGTATTTGTTGTGCCAGTAGTATTTCCATTTGTTGTTCCTGTAGTATTGCCGCCTGTTGGAGTTACAGGACCTGTAACAACACCTGGTTTGGTGCCGCCAGGCACAATTGGTGTGATAGTGCCAATTACGCCTGCGTCAATGCCTGTTCCGCTGCCGCCAGTGCCTGCACCTGTGCCTGTGCCTCCACCGCCTGTTCCAGTGCCTGCGTCAGCAGAACCTGTGCCAGTGCCTCCACCGCTTCCTGTGCCAGTGCCGCCGCCAATGTTGGTGCCTGTGTTACTGCCAGTTGATCCTTCACCGCCACCTGTGCCTGTGCCTGTGCTGGTGCCGTCAGGTACGTTGGTAATAACAGTTTTAGGAGTATACCATGTGTTGGTTTGAGAATCATAATACGTTCCTGCTTTAAATGGATTTGAAGCACTATTGGTGTCAGCAGGTCCAAACACATCACTTGGCTTGGCAACTTCGTAACCAGCAGGTGGAGTGCCAGCACCTGGCATTCCAAAATATTTAGGTGTACCCCCAATATCAGCACGATACTGAGTATTCACCTGACCATCAATGGTGATTGTTTTGCCTGATGCCAGTGCTGTTTGATATTCATTCAATCGCACAACTTTACCGTTGTCTAAGGTAAGATAATCTATGCCATCTGCGCCTCGCGAGACCTGTCCAGGTGTGTCACCTTGACCATAAGATCTCAAAGCAGTAATGTCTGATCCTGTGTCTGTTGTAGAAGTAACAGTGGGATACACTGAAGTCACATTACGGCCACGTATTTCTTGTTCAATGCGTTCAGCACTGAGTCCTTGATTGGCAAAACTACTTGCATACTGGGCAGCAGCTTCGCTTGCACCGTCAGCCATGAGCACTGCTTTGATCTGTGCTTGATTTAGGCCTTGTGCTCGCAAGTTGGCAGCGTCTTGAGCAATAAACTTGAGGTCTTCAGCAAGTACACCAGATGACTGTGCTTTAAACTGTTGGTTGAACTCATCCATTGTGGTCACACGGTATTGTCCAGAAGCATCACGCACAATAGGTGTGCTGGAGATCAATCGGTTCACACCAGCAACATCATTCTTGCTCAGCAAGGACTCAACATTGGTGCCAGCAGCTTGTAATGCTGTGATTTTACCCAGGTCAAGCGTGGTATTATTGGCAATGGTAGTCAACGCAGCCTTGCTCAATGTGCTGTTGGCTGCTAGGTCAGCAGCACCACGAGAGGTCAAGTTGGTGATGGTATTGCTGTCTAGATCTTTGAACAAGAGTTTTTCTGCTGTGCCTACTGACAGTTTGTTGGCATTCACAAGATTTGAAGCAGTACTGATGTCATAGGCTGAGGCACCTGCACGGAATAGATCATTGATTTGACTTTCAGCAAACTGTGTGTTGGCCATGCTGGTCAGTGTGCCAGCAGACACACCTGTTGATGCCATGTCCACAAGATCAGCGCCTGAGTAGCCCAATTGAGTTAATTTTGTAATGTCGCCAGCAGTGTATCCGTTGGCTCGCAGCACATTGGCTTCTGCTGAGGTAACTGTGCCTGATTGAACAACACCTGCGTAGGGATCCACAGCAGTTGTGGTAGTGCTGCCTGTTGTGGCAGTGTTGCCACCAGGTTTCACAGCAGTAACAGCACCTGATGTGCTCACAGCCTGTAAGCCGCTGATGTTGCGACTGGTAGCAAGTCCATTTACAGAGTCTGCTGTGTATTTGCCATTTTCAATGGCATTCAGCACATTGTTTAGGTTAACACCATAGTTAGCCATGAGGTTGACAGTGTTGGCACTGAGTCCTGATTTGGCCACAGTGTCTACGTTGATGCCTTTGGTTACCAGGCCGTTGATAGAATTATAATCAAAATCTCTAGCTAGGATGTTGGTAGCACTGGCAACACTCAACCGTCCTGTGTCAATCAAGTTCTTGCTCACTGACGCAATGTCATTGGCTGAGGCACCAGCACGAAACAAATCATTGATTGAACTTTCTGGAATCTTGGTGTTGCTCATTGTGGTCAATGTGGCAGCGGTCACCCCTGTTGACGCAAGATCCACAAGATCCGCACCTGAATAGCCTGCTGTGGTCAGCGAGGCAACTTGTTCAGGAGTGTAACCATTGGCTTTGAGCACATTGGCATCTGCCGCAGTGATTGCACCTGAATCAATTGACGCTTTGTAAGGCAGCGCACGATAGGCTTCTGTTTGTTCTGCTGTGAGTTTTTCACCAAGATTGCGACCCACCACGTTTTCTGTAGATCCAAACAAGTTTTTGCCTACATTGGCGTAGGTTGTTTGTAACGAGTTGGCTAGAGCAGTGCTGGTTAGACGGCCTGCGTTGTTGGCAGCAGTTGATGCCACTGCTTCACTCACGCCTGTGGCCATCAAAGTTTCTTTGATCTGTGCTGCAGTGAGGCCTTGTGCTTTTAGTTGTGTGGCATCTTCGGCAATCAGCACAGAATCTTCTGCACGTTGCAGTGTTTCAAGATTGTTGCCTGCTGTGATACTTTGTGTCTGTCCTGTTTTGCCTGTGCCATACACACCATTGGGATTGGCAGCAGCGATGTTAAAAGCAACAATGTCTGTGTCTTTGCCTTGGAATACACCAGCAGCAGCAGTTTCAGCAACAATTTGGTTCACACCTGTGGCTCGAAGTGTGGCAGCAATCTGTGCTTCAGAAAGTCCGGCTGCTTTCAATTGAGCAGCATCAGATGCCAAGAACACAGCATCATCCATGCCTTTCTGATTTACTGTTTTGATATCGCCAGACGCCATGGCTGAGTTGACCTTGGCCACAGCTTGACTGGCAAGATTTGTTAGATAGTTTGATGCAGCACCTGTGGCCACAGCTGCCAGTACTTGTTTGAGTGATCCGCCACGTATGGCTGCCATACCACCTGTAACAGCAGCAGATCCAATTAGACTGGCAGTGCCTGCTGAAATTGCAGTGCCTGTAACAGATGTGATTGTCTTGCTCAGTGCGTTGCCAATAACAGGAGTAATGAAAGTTGTGGCACCAGCAAGTGCAGCAGAAGTTAGTACTTCTTTTAGGCTACCACCTGCTGCCAGGGTCACACCTGCACTCAATGCTGAAGCCCCCACTACTGAGGCAGTGGCAGCACTGGCACCCAACCAAGTACCAATAGCAGGAATCAGTGTGGGTGCAAAGATAGCAATTGCCGGCATGATAATTGGGGCAATTTTCTTGACAACTTTCTTGAAGCCGCGCCATAGGTCTGAGAAAAAGCCAAATTCTGGCAGGCCGGTGTCAGGATTGATAGTTCCAGAACCACCACGTGATTCAAGCAATTGTGCTTCTTCAGGTGTGATGTGCGCAAGTATAGTGTCGCCACCACGTCCTTGAGATTGTAATTGTTGAGCCAGGTCCTGTGTTAACATTGTTGTTCCTTATTCCGCAGCAGGTGCGTTCATTTGCTCAGCCACCTTGCCCAGCACAACCATGGTGCTCATCATTTGAAAGTCAGGCTTTTTTAAATCTTCAGCAGTTTCCAATCGCTTGTCTACCATGTATTTTACAAATTCAGGATATTTCTTTTTGTCCATGATTGCTGCTTCAGCCAAGCGGCCAATCTCCACAAACATCTCCACAGGCATACCACTGGCTCGAATAGCCTGCTCGGCTTCTGCTGTGGCTTGATCACGTGTGACTGGATTCTTGACCAGTTGTTGTTGTTGATTCATGCCTTGACGAGCATACTGTGCGCCTACTGGCGGAAACTTGACTTTTATTTTGGGTGTTTTCATAGTAATATTTACCGCTGGGGCTTTTTTGAGGCTTATTGCTTGATGGATTGTGCAGTCAAACTTCGCAGTTTGGCCACAACGTTACCTGGCAGTGCATCACCTGGATCATCAACTGATGTCACAATCAAGGTCATGTCATTGGCAGGTGTTGCTCCACCCAAACTGTTGCCTGGTATGAGCAATTCGTCGCCAATGTTGTATCCGGATCCACCACTGACAATGGTTATTGTAGTATTAGCGTCACTGTATGGTTGATCTGAATCAGTGTCTATGTCCACATCAACCACAGCACTTGTGCCTGCGCCTGTGACAGTTGTAGGTGACAAGCCACTGTATGTTGTTGTTGTAGTAATAGCATCGCCACTGAATGACACACCGCCAACAGCACCAGACAACAATTGCAATCCTGTTTTTACAAAGGTCACGTCAAGGATGTACCAGTAATAACCAAAGTCTAAATTTGGTCCGTCTAGTGCAGTGGTAAAAACTGTTTCTAGATCTGATATTGTGCCATCAGTAGAAACACTATAAGCAAATCTACGTTCAGTCACAGTACTACTGTTGCTAAACACATAATCGTTGTCGCCAGCCACGTTTGTGGGAAATCCAGTTAGTCTATTGATCTGCACTAGAATTTCAAAGTTACTGGCCATACTGGCAGTGTATTCAATATCAGCAATTAACTGTGCTGTGACAAACACTTGATCAGTTGGACCCAACACAGTAACTCGTGCATTGCAATCTGTAGATGTGGCCACATCATACCAATCTCTACCCACAGTGCCACCTGACACATAAGGGAGCCAGGTGTAGTCTTTGGTAGGAAACACAATCATTGAACTGGTAGTACAACTCAATACTCTGTAACGATCGTTGTAAAAACTGGGATTGACGCCTGTTACAAAAACTCTATCGCCATATTCAAATGGTGGATCAGTTAGTGCAGTGCTGGGTGTAAAATCAATTTGTATAAACTGTGTGGGATTGGATCCCACCAAGGTTATGTTTGTGATGGTCCAGGCAAATGCCCAGGTAGGAACCAGGGTGGTGTCAATGGGCAACATAAACGGCTGTCGTGTGCTGGGCCGAATGTATGCTGGCAGGTATGCTGAAAAGCCTTGAAAGTTTTGTCCAAGACCTGCTGGACCACTCAACAGGTAATTTACTGCTTCATTGATAGCCTGACTGTCATCAACTTCAATAGGATATTGTGCCATTAACGATCATCCTCAACTTGTGTGATTTGCCACGTGGTTGCAGAACACATCCAAACACTGGTGTTTGAGGTGTTGGTCAATTCAATTGAATTAACGCGGAATGCATTTTGATTGATCTGTGCCCAGGGATTTTTACTGGCACTGCCATCAGCATCCACAGGAATTGTCACAGGTGTTTTGGCTGCTGGTGCTGAACCCACTGAGTTGGCACCTTCTATTGTGACAGTGATATTGCCTTTGTTGGCTGTGTATGCAGGATCTGCAGGATCAATTGGTCGTTCATCGTATTCAGTAAAAGGATCAGCACCCAGATTTACCACTTCAGGCAAGATACGATGTACCATTAGTTTGCCAGAGTAATCTTTCAACAGCTTGATGTTGTCTCTGCGGAATGTGCTGGCAATGTTGCCGTTGGGGTTCACATTGCTTGTGAGGAACTTGTAGCCTTGATCTTTTTGTATCAGTTGACTTTCTGCAATGCCTCTAGCATACACCACAGTGCGTGATCCAAGTTCTGCTACCCAATCTGGATTATCATATTGCCAAATAGGTGATTCACATGAGAATGTGGCGTCTGAAACATCTCTTGGTGCATTCCAGCAGTCCAAATCATAACGATATGAAATCATTTTGTTGGGCACACCATCATCAACTGTTTTGTTTCTTGCTGTGTAATAGATTTCTACTTGGCTACGTTGTGAGTTTACTTCCATAAACACACGATCATAATAGCGTGGATCCAATTGGTCATAGAACCAGTTCTTCACACGCTGATTGCCTAGGCCCTGAAAGTCTTGACCGTCAAACACCCAGATGTCACGTGCATCCACGCCATACACCAATTTGTCTGTGTTGGCCCAGCAGTTGCTGGATAGCAAGCCACGACCTTGATTGTATTGACGCACACCCAAGATAGGTGCTGATGTTGTTGAATAGTTGATTGGACTAAAAACCACAGTATCCCAGTATGAGCACAGGAAGAACTGTCCATTACAAGGAAACGCATCTAGTGCTGGCCCACGAAGCGGAACTTCTAACTGATTGGCCACATTGGTCACTGTTGGCTGCCAAGTGATAGGTGCTTGATTCAATCCAAATGACTGGCTCCATTGCACAGTAACAGGATACAGTTCCGTATCTGAAGTTTTTACATTGGTTGCTGTTAGGTTGCCTGCCACAAGTATTGACCCCACGTTGGGTGTGTTGTACAAGCGCATGAACTTGGCATACACACCTGACCAATTGGGATCATAGTTCCAGGCATACAAAGGTGCAACACTAGCACCTGATCCATAAGCATCTGTAATGTCACATGTGATGGTCACTGTGGTCACATCACACGCAGTCACAGGCCATGTGCCATTGTAGTATCTTGGATTGGCATTGGTAATCACAACTGATCCACCCACTGCAAAAGGTGCGCCGTTCCAGTTTGTTATGTAACTTGTGCCCAGAGTGCCAGTGGTTTGACTGATATTCACAGTCCAGGTTGATCCATCACCTGTGCCTGCAATGTTGCTCACAATCTTGGTGCCTGCAGCAATGCCGCCACCTGATATGTATTGTCCCACTGTGATTGGTGGAGTATTAGATGCAATGGATCCAATGGTCAATGTGGTACCTGTAATGCTGGAACCTGTGACTTCAATCACGCCACTGAATGAAACAATCTTGCTTGTGGTACTTACACCATTGGGCACAATATCATCCACATCAATTGGCACAACATTGCTGTACATTGTGAGTATGGCACCCGGTGTGTCCAACCATACCAAGGGTGGATTGTGTTCATCATTCAAAAACAACACATTGCCGTTCCAGGCTTCTGTGATGTTGGTGTTTTGTGCATAGCCACTGGCATCAAATCCTGTATCTGTGGGAGTGATGTTGTCCCAGGTCTGGTTGGTTGCGTCCCAGGCATAATATCTGCCAGGTTGAGCGCCCACTGCTGTGGTTGCCACCACAAACCAGAAGTTGCCATCTGCTCTAAAGCCACCTGTGACAAATGTGGGAGCACCTGATCCTGCTGGCAAGGCATCAATGATGGCTTGATCGCCTGACATTGATCTAATGCCGCGCACGTCTGTTTCCACGTTCTGTCCGTCATTGTATTCATTGGGACCCAGGGCTGTTGAAGGCACGTCAGGTGAGAATGTCATTTTTGCAAATGGGAGTCTAATCTCATCTAGCGGGTTGCGTATTTGTGCCATTGTTATTCCTTAAACTGCTGTGTCATCTGCAATGTATCTCCACGAACTGGATGTGGTGCTCCAGTAGGCCATTTTACCTGCTTGTGTGGGTGAATTGGTAATGCTGATGATTGCACCTGCTTGACCAGATGCTGGTTTGGCTGCAATAGTAAATGTGGGAACTCTTAATAAACTGCTGGCAGTAACAGTAGACGTTACCACAGTATTTGCGTCAATTTGACCGCCTGACATAACAATTGCACCTGTTGTTGATGTCAATGCATTAAATCTACTAGTGCCTGACAGTATAATATATCCGCCGCCTGTACCCAAAGCTGCATTGATAACAATATTGCCACCATTGCCATTGTCCTGAACTGTAATCTGAGCACCATCAAACCCGCTGGCAGTATTGGCAGCAACCAACTTCAACAGACCATTGGCAGTCACGGCATTGGCATAGGTTCCGCCATTGGCAATAAAAGTTCCAGCACTGGCCACTATGCCTGTTAGTGCTGCACCATTACCAACAAAGTTGGTGGCTGTGACATTGCCTGTGGTTGATATGCTGTTGGATCCAAATCCTGCCAACAGTGTGGCAACATTGGCGTTGCCATAACTGCTGGTAGCAGTGATGCCAGTGAGCTGTGATCCATTGCCCAGAAAGAATCCACCTGCCACATTGGCTGTGGTAGTGATATTGCCTGTGCTGGATATTGTGTTTGATCCAAATGCTGCCAACAATGCGGTCACATTGGAGTTGCTGTAAGTTGCGCCAAGACCTGTCAACAAACTTCCATTGCCTAAAACATATCCACCTGCAATGTTAGCAGTTGTGGTAATGTTGCCTGTTGAACTTATGACATTTGATCCAAACGCAGCCATAAGCGACGTCACATTGGCATTGCCATAGTTGGCTGGCAATCCTGTGAGCTGTGATCCATTGCCCAGGACATAACTGCCTGCAATGTTGGCTGTGGTGGTAATGTTGCCAGTTGAACTTATGGTGTTGGCACCAAATGCTGACAAGAATGTTGCAACATTTGAATCAGAATAGGTAGCAGGCAAGCCAGACAGTTGTGATCCGTTGCCCAGAAAATACGAACCTGTGATATTGCCTGTGGCACTCACAATGCCAGATGTGTTCAAGTTGCTGCCTGTGACATTGCCTGTTGCTGACACAACACCACCAGTTAGTATGTTGCCGCCTGTGATGTTGCCTGTGGTTGAATTTACATAGCTTTGTAAATTGGCAGTGGTCACTGTGTAGTTGACTCCACCTTCCACAACAGGCACAATTGTTGTGCCTGTGATACTACCTTGTGCTAGGTCAGGTAGTTGAGTAAATTTAACGTTGCTCATAACTTATTCCTCAATAAAGTTTTTGTCGTCTTCACTGATGAGAAAATTAGAATCTTCAGTGATAAAATCCGTGGGTATTGCGTTCTTTGGTCCAATCAATATACCAGGTCCAATTGTGATTCCGCCTTCAATTTCAATCATGTGTTGTCCTTAAGGATATATCTCACGCCAGCACACAGGATACAAAACCACGGCCTCATCTGCTGTGATGTTGCTTACATAGGCATCTGTTTCAGGATTCCATACAGCTATACCAAGTGTGGTGTCCACACCTGTTGTGATGTTGACAAATTCTTGTTCTGTTAGATCAAGATTGTGATAATGTCCTGGTTCTGGTAGTTCTACTCTATACATTATGAAGCCGCCGTTGTTAATGAACTATCAAAGTGGATCAGCATATCAGTAATAGTGTCCACATTAAATGCTGCTGTGGGAATGGTGTAGGTTGAATAGGCATCATCATAACGCCATGAGTTGCTGACACAAACTTCATCCAACCAGGACTTCATTGTTTCGTCTGTTGAGCCACCATTGTTGTATGATCCTATTGACAGTGTGGCATTGCTTGCGGCAGCAAAGTTTCGGGCTCCGCCGCCTGACCCACCAGATATGGTGAGTTTGTTGCCATTGGCTCTAAAACTCATTGTGGCTGATTTGCGTTGCACTGCCCAATGCACCCAAGTGTCAGTGGGCCAAGTAATGGCAGCGTAATCCAAGTCTGCTTGACCACGTGCAAACAAACTTAGATAGTTGAATCCGCCTGTGTTGTAACCTTGTCCAAATCGAATACACAAGCCACCTGTTTGATTATTACAAATAGGATCGCCTGTTGAGGCTGAACCACGACCTGACGGAACCCATACCCAACCTTCAATGCAGAAATCACCTGTACCTGATGGGAATGGTCCTGACCAACTGGTCTTTTGTATAATCTGAGTTGATCCTGTGATGTCCAGGCTGCCAGCACCAAACTGTGCTTTTGACGTGGAGTAATTGGCACCATTAAGTCCAGAGAATGTGAATGTGCTGAGTGTGGCAGCCGCAGTGGTTCTACGTGCTTGTGGATCAAATGGTGTGCCAGTAGGAGCCCATGCACGGGCATCCCAGGCAGTTCTTGCGGCTCCTAACATTATGTAAACTCCGGTGATACAGTGACCATGTACAAGGCAGCACCTGCCACATTGGCTGCTGATACAGATATCATTGTCACAGCGTTGGCAGTCACACCCACTGTGCTGTTGCCTGATGCATACTTGATTGCGGCATTGCCTGTGGGCATGAACACAGAATAAGGTGTAGCACCTTGCTTGATGATCAAGGTAACTGTGTCAGTCTGATTGATATTGCTAACACTGTTGCTGGCTGTGGTCACAAAATTCTGGAAGTCGCCTATGGTGACATTGGCAGTGGGTGCTATGTATTGAATCTGCGCATTGTTTTTGTCAATGTTCACTGTGCCAGATGTGGCAGTTGAATACTGATATTCGTGATAGTTGCGCAAACTGCCCAATTGCACTTGTGCCACAAGATCATCATTTCTAAACGCATAGTAATTGGCGGCTGTTCGAACCGCGTTGGCTGTGCCTATGCCTGTGGCTAATGCTTGAGCACTACCTGCAGCATTAGCGTGATAGAAAGCATACACGTTGCCTGTTGTAAAAGGTGCTGCACCCAATTGGCTGGCAAAGCCTATGTAGTTGGTAATGTTGCCTGCGGCAAGTGCATTGCCAGTAGAAGTAGCAAGTGCACCAGGTATCATGCCATAAGCATTGCCTAACAAACTGCCTTGATACATTGTGATAAATCCACCATTAAGTGTGGCGTGACTCACAGTGGTGTTGCCCAGGTTGTATGGTGATACATTGCCCACATCAATGTTGGGTTGTAGTGCGGCTATAGAACCAATTACGCCAGCACCACCAGTTAACTGAATAGTATTGGCTGCTGATCCACCACCAATTCGCACTCGTCCACCTATTGCCTGAACACGGAACGAATTAGTTGTGACATTGCCTGTTAGATTAACAATTGGGTCTGACGCAAACAACTGCACTGCTGTGCCTGTGTTGGTGCGATTAAATGTGTCCTGCACCACCAAGCGATTCTGGTTGGTGCTGTGTGTGATGTTGCCAAGCCAACCTGTGCCTACGTTGATGCGTGACAAGGCAGCATTGGTAGCATTGCCACCATCTGGATTGAATGCCATGTCTGTGGCAATGTTTTTACCAGACAGTATAATATTGCCGGTGCCGCCTGTGATGTTGCCAGTGCCCACAATGGTTTGTTGTGTGCTTGTGAGGTTGGCTGACGCCACAAGATTGGCACCGTTGATGTTGCCTGTGGCTGTGATTATGCCAGTGCTGAATGTGTTTGTGGCTTTGTCGTATGCCAAGTTGGCATTGGCACCCAGCACACCCAAATCATTAAACTGGATCTGTGTGTTGCTACCAGCCGCTGTGATGTTGGCAGCAGATATGTTGGCATTCACCCAGACATTGCCAGAATACACCAGAGATTGTCCTGTTGAAGGAGTTGTAATGGTCACATCTGTCAGGCTGCCAAGACCATTAAATGGTGTCACACGCACAAGAATCTGTCCATCACCACCTGACACCTTGGTCACTGCGGCAACTTCGATCTGATAGTTGGGATCTGTAGGTTGTGTGGCTGTGAGAGCCCCTGGTGTGGAGTTGCTGACCCACAGGATGTCGCCCACGGTATAAGCCAAGGTATTGAGACCTCGCACTTTGCCAAATGTGGTGATATAACCAAACGCATTGTTGGCAATGTCTTGAGTGGCCACACCAATGATATATTCGGGTCTGAATCCCACACTTGTGGTATCTGCTGGTGCTGCCTGAACATTGTCTCCTGCGGCTCCTGTAAACATCACCACTTGACCATTAGAGATTGTGGCTGATGCTTTGACAAGAATGTAGTTTTCTAAACCAATCTGCTGTGTGACACCATTGTTCATTCCCAGGCTAACAGTTTGCTCTGTTGCGTCCCAGAACATTTGGCCTGTGGCAGCAGTGGTTTGTGCTCCTGTGGTTCCAAATGCCACATAGTTGGCAGTGTTGATGTTGCCTGCTGTGATGTTGCCAGTGGTGGTTATGGTGTTGCTACCAAAACCGTTGCCCAGGAAGTTGGCCACATTGGCATTGCCGTACGTGCTGCTGGCAATGCCAGTTAACAAGCTGCCGTTACCAATATAATAACTTGCTGTGACGTTGCCTGCAACACTAACTGTGTTGCCAATAAACGCATTACCGCTGATGTAGTTGGCACCTTGAATATTGCCGTTGGCTCCTGATGTGGTTAAAAATGCACCTACCACATTGGCCTGAGTAACAATGTTGGCTGTGTTGGTGCCTGATGCCAGGTACGCACTGACTTGTGCATTTGAGTATGTGGCAGGCAGTCCAGTAAGTTGTGAGCCGTTGCCTAGAACATATGCACCACTAATATTGCCAGCAGTTATGATGTTGCCTGTGTTGGTTCCAGATGCCAAAAACGCACTGACTTGTGCGTTTGAGTATGTGCCAACCACTCCTGTTAGCTGCGAACCATTACCAATAAAATAACTTGCTGTGACATTGCCTGTGGCAATGATATTGCTTACTGTGTTGCCACCATCTGTGCCTGCTGCCAGTAGACTTACCACATTGGCATTGCCATAGGCTCCTTGTGGTACTACTGATCCAGCACCAGAATACAGTGTGGTAAAATTTTTACTTGAAGTTGTTGACATCTTGGCGTGTCCTTATTTGATGTTGTATTGGCGATACTGGCGGGGCTGCCATACTGATGTAAAGCGTGTGTGTCCGCCTGACCACTTGCCTTTGTTGTTTTGATCTTCTACTTGATTCCAAGCGTTGTCAAACTTGGCTCCGTATACCGCAGCATCTTCTGGATTGTGGCGTTTGATGTAGTATTCTCTCAAGGTGGCATACACATAGCCTTCTGGCCAGGTCTGTAGCACAGCATTTGATTGTATGGTCTGATCAGCCAAGTAGATATTGGTTATAGTTCCTGCAGTGGGAGTGGTTCCGCCTGTGGCCACAAATGTGATTGAGGTGTTGCTCACAACAGTGTCCACTGTGTACACACCTGAACCGCCCAATGATCCTGAACCATTGGTAGCTGTGATGATATCGCCAGGAGCAAGACCTGTTGTGGTGCTCATGCCTGTGATGGTGGCTTGCCAAGGGCTTGTTGCGCCCACGATAGACCCCACTGTGCCTGTGGTTGAAATCAATTGATCTTCTACAGGAGCAAACAACAAAGGCCAGGCCTTGTAGTAGTACAAGTTGATTAGGTCACCTTCGGCAATGTAAGGCAAGAAATGATACTTGTCTGCCACTTCTGAGAACTTGCCGCGGATCACAGCAGGCACGTTCACAGGTGAAAGATATAGTTGAGCAATCATGCCTTGTGTGATGATGTCTCTGTCGCCAATACGATCATACACAATCCAAGGACCTGTTTGGCTTGACTGTTGTCCGCCTGGGTTGCCTTGCTTGAAGAACAAGATGGGCTTGTTCATGTCGTCTGGAATGGGAATGTAACCTTCTGAGTCAGCCACACCAATGTTCTCTGGAGCATAAGGATCTGAACGCAAGGCCGGCAGTTCAACGTTACGCATTGATAATTCTGCTAGAAAGATACACTGCTTGACTTCAGCGTCATTGGTTGAACCAGTAAAGTCCTTGATATAAGATACGAGAGCATCGCCTGTGGGTAGTACAAACATTTTTTAGTGTCCTTGGAAAAAGCGTTTTTCGCCTGCTCGTGTGGGATAAGGCACATCAACAGGTATAGGCAGCTTTCCGCCTGGGTAGCACACGTACTGATTGTACTCGCGTTCTACTACCTTGTAGAATTGTGCTTTTAGATTGCGGTCGTGTTTGATGGCTGACCAGGGCATGCCACCAAAATACTGATCGCTAATACGGATGCTTACAACATTGGGCAAGTCCATCCATTTGTATGTGAGTTTACCATCATCACCAATGGGTGCAAGTGGGTCATTGTGTCCTGCTTCCACTGCTTTGCGATAGGCCTGACATCTACGAGCCACAGCTTCTGCGTTTTTTTGTTCTCTTTTGATGTAGAACTTGCCATCTTCACGACCAGTAGTGGTTATGATGTTTTGGCTACCGCTTAGGCTGGTGCGTTTCCAGTCGCCTTTCATGGCATTGTATAATTTGTCGTTTTTCAACAACGAATCAGCCATACCATTGTGGTTGGTGATCATGCCACCATGGTCCTGACGCCAGTAATCGTAGTTCTTTTCTGGGTCAGTATCGTTTAGATATTCGGGTTTGTTTAAATCATCGCTCATGCAAGTATTTAGTGGCATCCTAAAATACGCGGGCAAGTCAAGGCAAAAGGGCCGAAGCCCTTTTGTGGTTTGCATCAAACACTACTGAGATCAGTAAGTGCTGCCTGCTCCAAAGTTCACACGCTGTACGAATGTGCTTGTGCGTGGGCCAGATACGGCAGCACCAGTTGCACTGATGTTGTGTAATACGCCTACGCCTGCTGGGTTACGCACAATCAATGTGCCTTCCATCAAGAACTGATCCAATGAAGCATCTGCATTTGAGAACACTTCGTTGTTGGGTCCAAGATCACGCAAGCTACCCCACTGTAGAACATCTTCGTTCATGAAGTAGATCTGATCGCTTACACCTGCTGAGTCCATGATCCAAGAATCATAGATTTCGTATGTGTAGTTGAAGTCGCCTTCATAAGTTTGGATTGTGTCACCACGCTCAACGTTACGACGGTTGATGCTGGTGTTAGAGTTCACAATGTTGTCAGAGATCATGGTACGCAGGCTGGTTGGAACAACCATTGTGCGGATCTTGGCATTGTAACGCTGTTCAGCAGTTGTAACCAATTGCTTGTACAACACAGGCTGGAACAATTGGTTAGTAAATGTACCAGTGTAGAACTCAGTACCATTGGCGCTGATGTTCAGGTTACCAACGTTGGCAGTGCTGGAGTCAGAACTTGCGTTGTTGGTGTTGGTTGTGATGTTGGCTGTGCCAGCATTGGTTGGGTTGAAAGAATGTGTTCCTGCGAAACTATTCAATGAGCCCATACGACGACCGCCTGTTTGAGCAGTTGTTGGGTTGGTAATAGCAGTACCAGATTGACCTGAGTATTGTGTACCAATTTGGTCAGCACGAACCAATTGCATTTCAACGTCAAACATGAGTTCGATCAGTTGTTTTACTTCCTGGTAAGCCTGAGGATCACCACCGGCCTGCATAACTGCACGAGCTGTTCCAGAAGCAGCAATAGTTGTCTGGAAAATCTGTGTGTAGTTGCCCAAGTTGTAACGTGAGTTGGACTCAGCGTTTGATGTTGACACTGCGGCACCTTCGTCCACAGCTTGAGCAGCAGGTAGTCGATAGATGTCATCTGTCCACAAAGGCAATGTACTATTGACCTTGCGTTTTTTGCTCATACACATGTTGAGCACGGGTGTGTCGTCTTTGACACGATTGGATACGTCTAGATCCAGATCCTTGACAACGATGTCACTGCCATATGCTGTAGTACCGTTACCAATTTGACTTGTTGTAATTTCTGCCATTTTATTCTCCTTGAATGTTGGCTATTATCTTCTGCCGCCGCGTATTTGTTGTAAACGCTGCACCAGTAGGTTGTCTCCGGCTTTTTTATCGCCGGCTTTGGCTTGTTCACGAAGTTTGTTTATGCCATCTTCACTTGATCTGTTCGTGGTTGATGAACCTCTGCGCTGTGTCAGGGCTGCCATTGAGCTGCCTGCTGACTTTGTGGTAGGTTTGGATCTGTATTTCAATCCATCTCTCACCAGGGCTAGTAAATTCTCATCCGAACTGATCAAATCAATATTGGCAATACCAGGGATAATCTCGCTACGAGCTTCAGGCCAAACCTTTGACACCTTGTCGCGTAATTCGTTGTAGACATATTCGTTTCTCAACTCCTTGTCCTGGAACGATTTACGTGCGGCGTCTAATCTTTCGCTTACTTGATTTCTACGAACTTGTCGAAATTGATCCACTGCTGGTTTCAGTTGTCCAATAACACTTTGCTGTTGACGAATGTATTGCTCATTCTGTCTCATACTCACTTCAATTCTGGCACGTTGTCCAGGATCTTGCGTGGCAGCAAGTTGTTGTTCGAACGTGGTCTGATAACCTTGCGTTTTCACAATCTCATCGTAGGCAGCTTGCAAGCGTGGCTCTACCGTAAACTCCATAGCCAGTGTTAGTCCTTCTTGTTGTGCTCGCTGAGCTTGAAGATATTCATCAAACTCTGCTCGTTCAACCTTTAACTGGCGTGCTTCTTCGTGTATTGCTCCACCTTGACCTAGTATAGCAGCGGCTTTCTTGGCATCAATAACGACTTCTTTACCGTTCTTCAAGAACTTGAACTTGGCATTGGGGTTAGTCTCTGCAAATTCAATAAAGTCAATCAGTTCATCTGCTGAGCTATTTGATTCATCTGCGCTTACCTCTTCAGGGGCGTCAGCGGTCAAATCGTCGCTTGCATATTCTACATCTTCAGTATCAGCAACTTCTGGCACTTCACTATCGGGTGCCACAGGCTCGGAAGATTCCTCTTCTATTCCTGTTGCAGTCTGCTCGGTAGCACGAAGTAGATTACGCTCTGTCTGCTCTCGCATGGCGGTCATCTTCTGTGCAATTGAGTCCAGGCTTGGGACTGCTGGGTTGTCATTGGCCGTAGTCACTGGGTCAGGACTATTAGGCGTGATCATGGTTGTCATTTAAATTCCTTGTTGCAAATCGGGCCTTTCGGTTACCGTTGTAAGGATATTTAGTCAATGTGTCAAAAACACACGATTATTGATTTTGGCCTGCTTCCCATTCTAGTATTCTGTTGCGCATCATCACAGCACGTTTTAGACTGGCAATAAACGCATCCATGCCTGCCAGTTGATTGGCCACTGCTACTCTTCTAGCATTGTCATCTGCAGTGTGTGATTGTATTAGAATCAAACTGTCTGCGAGATCAAACTTGAAGTGGTGCACAAAGAGAGCCAGTTCACGGTTCTTTAACAGTGCTTCTGCGTCACTTCCATACTTCTTGGCTTGATCCCTTTGTGCTGGTGTAAACTTTTTGTAATTGTTCAGGTCCACTGTAAAGCGTGTGTTAAACGCTTCTACGGTTGCGTCATCTATCATGTCATTTCCTTGGTAAAATCTTAACTATAAACTTTGGGGTCGCCTGCTGCCATTGACATAAAGTCCAGTTGGCTTTCTGCGTCCTCGCCTGCAACTTCTGCTTGAATTTGTTTGGCCTTGGTGTCGTTTAGGTTGGCTACTGATAGACGCTGTTTGTCTTCTGCACTTGGCTCACGTGTTTTGGCAGCTTCTTGTGCTTGATCAATCATGGCCTTGACTTCTTCGTCACTTGGCAAATAGGTATCGCAGTCTTTTACGCCCAATTGATACAGGGTATCAGCAAAAGGCTTTTTGACCTTCTTGAATATTTCTGGTGTGAGTGTGCCTGCTGAAACCATGGCCTGTGTGGTGTTGTAAAGTTCTTGTTGACACTTCTGAATAA